ATAGTTCCAAAATAAGAGTAAGCTTTTTTACCTAATGTAGGATCAAATTTATGAATTTTACTTAGTAAAAATATAATTACCTCATGTTGGAGGTGTTCTAAATCATCTACATCTGTGTTTCTAATCCTATAAGTATGAATTAGATTTTGAGTAAGTTTGAAAAAAGCATAATGTATTTTTTTACTATATAATTTGCTTTTTTCTTCTGGGTCAGTTAATGTGTTATATAGGATAATAGCATTTTCTGTTTCCTCAGTAAAATATCTTTTACCCATATTTTTAGAATTTTTTCAACTGGAAGCTATTTAGAATATTTTGGATTTTCTGTAGATTAGTGAAGAAGAATCCAACTTCATCATCTGATTTAAATACTCCTCTTTCATCCAGTTTTTTTAATTTAGCATCTGAAATTTCAATAGCTCGAGATAACTGGTCTAGATAGTTTAAATATCCAGCCAGTATATCTTCTTGCTTTTCGTTTTTACGTAATAAATTATACGTGGTAAACCCTAGTATAATAGATAATAATCCAAAGAAAATAGTTAATGTAATAAATAATGTTATCATAGGTCATCTAACATATTTTTTAGACTGTTACTCTTAATAGAACCTAAAGCCTTAGTTTGTTTTGACTGTGAGGTTTGTTTAGGAGTGGTTGTCATTTTAAAGTTTGCCTTTTTAGGTTCTTCTTTAGTTTGGTTTTTCAACTTAGGTAACCATTCACGTTCAAACTCAATTCGAGCAGCCATTAAATCAGCTTGATGAAGAATAAACGGAAGTGCGGTACGTGGTTTTTGTTCTGGCATAAAAGTATGTAGATACTTTTTATTTGCCTCATCATATAAACCATCGTGAGTTTGAATGGCTAACATCTCGTTAAAAGAATACCTAATACCATGAGATTGCAATAAATACAAACCACGATCTGGGATTGATGCAAATGGAACTTTAGAGTTAAATGTGTAATCTTCTCCTAGTTTTTCTTTCCTCCAGTTGTCAGTTTGAGGGATATAAGATTCATTTTCTTCATCTCCCATTTTTCCTAAATCATGATTAATGGCTGAGAATATAAGTTCCTCTAGAGTAAATGTGGTAATATCAGCCCCCATTTCTTTCCATAAATCATATAACTTTAAACTACATTCAACTACTCGATTAACGTGTTCAATATAGCCTCCTGGAAATGCATTATGGTATTCTTTTTTATGAGCTGCTGGCATTAAGATTAAACGTTCCTGATATTGGTTATAGAAATCAAGTAATGCTTGTTTCCTATCTCCATCTTTAATCCAGGTATTGATATTCTTAATAAAAATATCCCAGTTGTCTTTGATTTGTTCAGCAGTCAATTCCATATTTATCGGATTGGATTAATTTCATTAGAGCTCATTTCTTCCCGTTCAACCATAGATTTAATCTCAGATACTAGGTTTTCAACGTTACTGATTTCCGATTTATAGTTGTCTATTGACTCCCCTCGGTTCAGATAGAATTTCATTTTGTTCATCGAGTTATCGATTCGCTCTAGTTGTCTTAGAATCAGTTCTCTGTTTCTCATATATTTTAGTTTTAATTAGTTACTTATTAACACCCGTAGTAATATGATACATAAAAAATTTCAGGAGGCCAAATACTTTAAGATCTTTTATGACTTTCTTTATATAACATAAAATTAAACGCGTAAATTAACGATCTATTATATGTATGACGCAGTACGCGTTTTTATATAGTAGGTGGTTATAGTCATTGTTTATCGATAGAATTTAGCGGCACTGATAGTCAGCTGCCTTAGTGGCTATCTGGTTATTTGGTTTAATATTTGCTTTGTACCCTAAAGACTCAGCCCAACCCTTTACAGCAGAAACTAGTTTTTGGCTAAAATATTTCTTATCATCATTATAGTCAAAATCAAGTTCAACTTTTAAGCTTGGTATTTTAGTAGTTAGCCACTCAGCTGTTTCAATAGTAAGTTCAGCTTCTCTGAATAGTTTAGTAAAGCGGTCTTTGATGCGAGGTACTTTTTCTCTATGATAGATATAATGAACACCTCTAGTGCCAAAACGATAAGCAATAGCAATGGCATAGTAAGTGAATTCTCCTCGATTTTGAGAATCAGTACCAATATGAATTTCAACATGAGGAGTATCCTCAAGTATTTTGATAGTATGATTAACTACATCAACCCTGTCTCCATCGCATTTTTTGAATGATTTCATGATGTAAATATATAAAGACATATTGAGATAGCCAAGCGGAAGACACTGGGATCGAACCAGATACCCGTAGGTACACATTGCTTAGCAGGCAAGCCCTCTCACCGTTGAGGATTATCTTCCAATAAAAGTGTGTCTATTGGGATTCGAACCCAAACTTCAAGAACCACAATCTGGCGTGCTAAACCATTAACACTATAGACACCGCGGAGAGTGAGAGATTCGAACTCCCGGAGGTTTAACCCTCAATAGTTTTCAAGACTACCACAATCGACCAACTCTGCCAACTCTCCAAAAAAGTTGTCCCCCAAGGATTCGAACCTCGATTAGATGGACCAAAACCATCTGTCCTGCCGTTAGACGAGGGGACAAAAATACATCAGTGTTTTGACGGGTTTATAATTTATCCGTTAATTTGTTTTTTCATGCCTTTTGGGCTAAATTTTGAGTCTAGTTTATCAACTCTTGAATCAATGTAGGATTGAAGATCATCTAGTCGCTTAGCGATTTCTTCTCTTTCTCTCCATATTGAGGATGAAAGATCATCAATTCTACGATTTGTATGTGACGATGTATTTTCATCAATTCTATACATTTCTCTTTGAGTAGATTCGATACGAACATCGGTGTCATGACACCATTTGTTTAGTTTTGATAATTTAACAATACCATATACGACTGATGCAGTTAATACTACAGCAACCACTGATAGCATTCCTAATGTAAAATAAAGTGTTTCCATAATTTTAATGTGTTAAATTGCCAAAACACTGATATATTAGAGCAGTAAACAGGACTCGAACCTGCAACCCTCGACTTGGAAGGACGACGCTCTACCAATTGAGCTATTACTGCTTATGTGGACCGTATCGGAGTCGAACCGATGACCTCCTGCGTGCAAGGCAGGCGCTCTAGCCAGCTGAGCTAACAGCCCATTTTTTGTCGAGGTGGCCAGGCTCGAACTGACGACCTCCTGGTCCCAAACCAGGCACGCTACCAACTGCGCTACACCTCGTAGTAGCGGTAATAAGACTCGAACTTATAACCTCTTGCGTATCAGGCAAGTGCTCTAACCAATTGAGCTATACCACTATATTGCCCCACCCTGAGATTCCAGGTGAGTAGATATATCGGTTTTCTTCCTTTCAATAAACCTGTGGGTCTTACCCTCTTAAAATTAGTCAACACTACTGGGAGGGATTGTGTCGGTTCCCTTTATTCCCACGATGTCCCACTCTCGCCGTAGACATTCTGCGAGTCCATTGTTAAATGAGTCTTGGACAAAAGACTGATGAGTATCTCTTACTCATTATCTTCACACAAAAAAGTGACCAGAGCTTCCACCCAGGGTCGAACTGGGGACTACTGATTACAAGTCAGTTATTTTACCCGCTAAACTACAGAAGCTTATTTTTTGTACCGATGAAAGGACTCGAACCTTCACGTCTTACGACACTGGTGTCTAAAACCAGCGCGGCTACCAATTACGCCACATCGGTATTAACTTGATTTACCTGAATAGTTTGGTGTTTGTGCATGACAGTTAGGACATAAAATTTCAACATTTTTAAATTTATTATTAAACCTATCACCATTTATATGATGTAATTCAAGTGGAGTTGGTTCACCCATCCATTCTGTTATTCCGCACCTTTCACATTTATGTTCTCTAACACCATCTTCAATCATCCTTAATTTTAATCTATGACTTCCAATGTTTGTTTTGAGTGACAATTCATGTGCAGATTTTCTTTTAGGGTCTGTTTTTATCCCTCTACCACCCTGATTACCGTTGTATTCTATTCCCATTTGTGTCAAATAACTTTCCAAAGTGGATGGTCTACACTTAAATTGAGAACAAATAAACGCCTTTGATTGGTTTTGTGAAATCCATTCTAAAATTTGTTCTTTTGAATCTAAAATATCGGTTCTTCTCATAATGTATGTTTTTTATTATAAATATCACACACATTAAAAAAATAATATTCGTGTCTACCAATTCCACCACTTCGGCAATTTGAGCGAGTGGGGATAATCGAAATCCCCTCCTCAGGTTGGAAGCCTGATATAATAAACCACTATACGACACTCGCAGTTTGGGTGGAATCAGACGCGTTCTGTCCACCGAGACCGTTAGTTTGATTCAGGGACTAACGACACTAAAGATAGTTCGAGTCAGAGTAGTCACGGCCACCTCTGTTCCTTCTGACTCTTATTATAACCGTGGCACAATGTGGCTCGACCCAAGTTATAATCATTAGTTGCGGCGGTCCATGAGGGAATCGAACCCTCCTCACCACCGTGACAGGGTGGCATCCTAGCCGATGAACGAATGGACCAAATTAAGATGAGTCACGGACTTGTGTACCGTTTTTGTCCCCCTTTAACTAGTTACTAACCCAAAGGTGTAGGGAAACTCATCTATATAATACTTCACCAATATGTCAAAGAACCGTTATCTTTTTAACAACACTACAAAGTTACAAAATAACTTTTTAAAAAACAACATCCATATAACAAAAAAACCCACCTTTTTATGGGTGGGTTTGATATTCAATGGATTACATTTAATTATACCATACCCACCCGAAACAATAAATCTGTTTCCGCGGTAAGAAGTAATATGGTACCCAAATTAAACATTTTGTTATTTTTACAATAAATATATCAATTTAATGAAAAGTAAATATGTAATGAGTGTTTTATGTAACATTCAATTTGAATTGAATCGTTATTCTTTTATATCCCCCCCATCCGTGAAGAATAATTGTTCTAAACTCTATTTGTTCTTTTGATATAAATTTATCAATAAATTGAATTCCACTAATACATTCGGTCATTCCTGACACCACCTTTTCAAACAACCCTGTTGATAAATTGTATTGATAAAAATCATCAACGAATTTATTGTATTTATCAACTTCAATAAACTTCAGTTGCTTTTTATCTGCTATCTTAAAATATGGTTCAGAGTATAATGTCCACTGTTTTAAATTACCTGTAATATATTTTTTCACTTCTCTATACTCACCATCATTATTAGTTATATCGTATTTACACAAAACGCTATCTAATAATGTAAACTCTTTAGGGTTATAATTACAATTAATTATTTTGATAAAATTATTTCTACCTTGACCACACCATTTAAGACGGGGGCTTACAGGTTTTCTAATCCATCCATTTGTGGATAATGCCTGTTCAAAATCAATTCCTGTCTTAGCCCTTTTTTGCATTTATTGTAATATATTTAACATGTTAATTATTATGTTTTTCAAAAATATTAGATACAAAAAATGACCTTGGTTCATATAGTTTTTCACCCCCCACTTGAATGTCTTCGGTGGTTTCTTTTGATATCGTGTAGTACGCATCCTTACCTGTAACAGGACAAACCGCGGGACAAACCTCAATTTTTGTAGCCCATGGAAATAAATTAACAATTTCCTCAAATGGTTTTCCTTTGGCAGATAATTGGATTGAACTTACATAAATTGTCTTACCTTGTTTGAATAGTTTAATTAACGCGTCAGAAACGCCAGGTATCATAAACGCCTCATCTACGGAAATAATATCATACCCATCACTATTTTTTATGATATCATAACCATCCACAACATCTTGAGAATCCCAAGATATTCCACTATGTGTGACAACTTTATTTGTGGAATACCTATCATCTTTAATTGGTTTGAAAAGTATTATGTTTTTATTTTGATATTTTGCTCGTTCAAGCATTGCCAACATTTTGGTGGTCTTACCACCAAACATTGGTCCCGTAAATATTATAAATTCTGGTGTCATACCAAAATTTAAATAATATTTCAATGGAAATCAAGACATGTTTGGTTTGAAAAAATGTGGGAGTGGCAGGATTCGAACCTGCAAGTTTACCACAAGGGACCTGTTTTACAGACAGGCGAGCACACCATTTGCTCAACACTCCCAAGAGATAGGAAAGAGGAAGATGGTTCAGTGGACATCCTCTTTTACGATTGGCGTTACTCAGGTGTATATCTCCAAACTCCGATGATACCGACCGATATACACTCTCATGTCATAGGTATCACCATTCCCCAATCAACCTATAATTTTAAACTAACACCATGACTCCTTTCGACCTTGCACGAGTCGTATCATTCAACTCTGTGTTAGTTTTTGCTCCCCAGCCAGGATTTGAACCTGGGACCTATCGCTTAACAGGCGAACGCTCTAAACCACTGAGCTACTGAGGAATTTTTGCACGGGTGGAGAATTACGATATCCCGACACCTGGTTTTGGAGACCAGTGCTCTACCCCTGAGCTACACCCGTATTTAGAGTTCAGAGTCGGATTCGAACCGACGAGGACATAGTCATTGGTTTTGCAGACCAACCCAATCAACCACTCTGGCATCTGAACTTATATTTGAATTAAACCATCGTGTATTTCTCCGTGACAATTAGCACAAACTAAAACACATTTATCCAATTCTTTTTTTACCGTATCGTTAAATCCTAATTTACCCCATTTACGTCCTATTGTAAAATCTTTTTCATTAGGATTTAAATGATGAAAATGTAAAGACCTATAAGATTTATTATATCCACAAATAACACAAGAACCCCCTTTATAATCAATCAATTCTTTTTTTATTTCTCGTCTCCTATCACTATAATATTCTTTGGGTATGTTACCACGTTCTAAACCTTTTTTTGGTGGTTTATAATATGTTTTTAAAAAATAATTTAGTTCTCTACTTGTTAATAATTTAGAATACTTTTCAATAAAGATGATTTTATTTTCAGGTAAATTATTTTCGATTTCTTTTAAAAAGTCTACTTTTTGTTTTTTTTTCTCTTCAACACACGAAGATAAATGATAACTTACAGTTCCTTTACTACAATTTAATTCTTTAATGATTTTGGTATAAGTATAACCTTTATCATAAAGTTCTTTAATTTTTTCTTTCAAACCTTTGTTCATTGTTTTACATTGTTTATATATAAATATACAAAAGTTCAAAAAAAGTTAGTGTCCCCGACAGGACTCGAACCTGTGACTCGTACATTAAAAGTGTACTACTCTACCAACTGAGTTACGAAGACATAATTTACGGCTCAAAGAATCTGAGTTTGTGGTTCAGAAACGCCCAATTTTGAGCTGTATTGTAGTCAAGGTTGGACTTGAACCAACGACCCTTTGCGTATCAGGCAAATGCTCTAAACCAACTGAGCTACATGACTATTTTTAGTAGGGTAGGCAGGATTCGAACCTGCGAGTTCTCTTCGTCCCAAACGAAGCGGGGTGACCTGACTCCCCAACTACCCTTTTTTTTTTGCGGAGAACAGTGGACTCGAACCACACCCAACTTAATGGGTTCTTGTTTAGCAAACAAGCGGGGATACCATTTCCCTCCTTTATTCTCCAATTTGTAGTTCTTAAAGGACTCGAACCCTTACTGAAACATCCGTAGTGTTTTGTGCTATCCATTACACCAAAGAACTATTTTAGCGGAGAGAGAGGGGTTCGAACCCCCGTTACCCTTACAGGTAATTCAGTTTTCAAGACTGACGCAATCAACCACTCTGCCATCTCTCCGTATTTGGGTAACTAATGGGAATCGAACCCATGACACCTTGAACCACAATCAAGTGCTCTGCCAACTGAGCTATAGTCACCATGTAAAATTGATAGTAATTGGTTTTATCAGGAATCCCGTCTCACGACTTCACACACCATTAGAGAGTTGAGTATTTCTACTTATCCTTAGTGTGTACCCTTGCGTCACGTCTCTCCACGCTTACCAATCTACGCTTTGTACCATCAATTTTGTAGTCAGGGTCGGACTCGAACCGAATACCGTTCAAGACGGATTAGACAACCTTACGACTCCATAGAACCCACAAGTGTCTGGGACTATTGGTCTTGGGGACTCGGGCACCATCCCTCATTACGTCCACCTGACTATTTACCCCACTTCACCAGATTAACGGACTGGCTGCCATATGGGAGTGGGGGTCTCCCGTTAATTCGGGACTCCGTGGTGAGAATCGGACTCGAACCGATATCTTTGGATTTTCAGTCCAACGCGAACTGACCATCTGCGCTATCTCACCAAATGTAAGGATGAGAAATCCCCTGTGTTGTAAGTGTTTTCATAATTACTTCTAATTCTCTACATTCCTTTCTCAAGGGAACAACACAATATTGTTGATAGTGTTGGAATACCCGTCTCGTCCCAATCTTAACTGCTTCCTGAGTTTTACGAGGCCTCGGCAGAGGGTGCTGACACTATAAACCTTACAACTACTTTGTCGACTTTCATTGTAAGAGTGACCACTATCAATATTTTTTTCTATTTCAAAGAACCCTTTTCGTCGGGGGTGTAGGTAACCCTATCAAACCTACACCCCCATCGTTTGTGAATACAAAGTTACAAAACATTTTTGATATAACCAAATATTCATTGTTTTTTTTTGTAGTCCCTGTCGGATTCGAACCTACGACCCTCTGCGTGTAAGACAGATGCTCTAAACCAGCTGAGCTAAAGGACTATAAGGTTGTCCCGTTAGGATTCGAACCTAAATACACCTCACGGATTCCTGAGCCAAAATCAGGTGTGTTGCCAATTACACTACAGGACAATTTTATTTTTCAAACCAACATGTCAAAGAACTTAATAACAAAAAACCCCGAACTTTTTAATGGTTCGGGGTTTGTTACCTTTTTTAATTATTACACAATTATACCGAACCAATAGACAATAATTGCGGATACCAACAGCTATTAAACTGCGATTTTGGTGAATTCACGATATGTCCAATATTAGTTCTCATTGTATTATTATTTAATAAGTATTACAAAGTTAGTAAAAGTTTTTTAAAAATCAAATTTTATTTGAGATTTTTTTAATTATTTCTTCATCCTCAGATGTTAACATGTGTCTATTGTTAAGTAATTTGGTTACTGATTCTTTCCACATAACATCTAAAAGATTATCATTTGAATCATCTGTTGAAATTTGTGTTTGAACAAATCCGTCATCGTACAATTCATCAACAAGTTTTTGTTTTTCTCTGTCTGATAAGTTATATAGTACATCATCTATATCAACATCAATTGAAATCCATGTCATAATTTTTAGTTTAATTTTTAGTTTAATTCGTCTCTTAGTTCCTCTACCTTATTAATAATGTAGTTTTTAAGTTTTTTCGCGGATTCAATATAATCCATTCTTAATTTGTGAAATTCTTCATCCTTAATTTCTGTAAAAGAACTATAATGTTTGAAACAATAATGAAACCCTTCCGCCGCCATCCGGTACTGAACCATTTCAAAGTTCTCAAGTTCTTCGTGTTTGTCTTCCATGTTAGTCATAAATTGGTTGTTTTATTTGTTTTTTACAGATATCACACATTTGTTTTATACCAGTAGTTGTTCCTACCATAATACAATTTTCATTCCCACAATGAATAACTCCAAGGTTATGTGCAAGTTCGTGATTTGCAATATTTTGTAGATTGAATTCTTGGTATTTATTATGTAATTTTAGTTGATAAGTACTCACAATTGATTTAGTATTGTAAAAAAGTGCATACCCACTAAGTAATTTATCATCGGTTTTTTTAGCACAAATCGGTAGATTGGTTACAAATACATGATGAACATCATTACCATATTCAAGTAACGCCAATGTCTTATGAGATTCAATATATCCGTTTTCCAAGAAAAATTCATCACGGATGTCTTCGTGCGGGTCGGAAATAATAACAGGGACATTATAATATTCTTCAATTCCTTGACCAACTGAAACCAAATCATGAGCATCATAATCACCAAAACCATGAATTAAAACTTTTTTTACCACTAATTCATTATCGTAAGTCACTTCTTTTTGTGGTTTTTCCGTAACCTCATCGTGTTTTTCAATAACTTCTTTCTTTTTAGAATACTTACCCAACTCATGTTCTTTATCAAAAGAATCCGCAAATTGGGTGAGACTGTAATTACTCTTTTCGGCGATTTCAAATAACGAACCAATAATTACCGCAACAAAAAAAAGATTAACAATTGAACTAAGTGATGATTTTTTCATATTACAAAGATAAACATTTTTTCATTAAAAACAAATTAAATGGTAGTCCCGCCTGGACTCGAACCAGGAATGGAAGATTAGAAGTCTACAGTGATATCCGATTTCACCACGGGACCATATTATTTAAACTTTTTTTATTGTATATTTATAACCAGAATCAGAATTTTTTTCAAAAATAGACCTTATTTTTTCAGCTTCGTCAAATGTGTCAAACTCCATGACCTCATCTTCACTATTTAATAATACAACAGGTAATGTAACCTCACTCGTATTTTGTTTAATCATTTTAACTATTAGATACATAACGACACAAAGGTAATACAAATATTCTAAATAATCAACTTTTTTTTCTACCACCAAAAACATTTGGTATCATATTGTTCGGTCTGGATTTGGGCATTTTCATTTTTTTCACCTGTTCGGCCATACCACCTTTTCTGTTTTGGTTTAACTCGTTTCTGTTTTTGGGTTGATTCTGTATTAAAGACTTTTCTTTTGTTGGTGTATATATCTTAGGATTATTAATAATCTGATTAATTAAATCATAGTTAACGTTTGATTTAATTTCTTTGTTTGGATTTATTGGTTTATCATTAGTCTCTTTGAGTATCTTTTCAAGTAGTTCGGATGACGTTACTTTCAAAACACCTTCCTTATTAATTTCATTCTCTTGTTGTTGAAATCCGAGGTCAACCAATTTTACTTTTTCGTATGCCGGTAATGAATATATGTGTTTTGCAGTTCTACCTTGTAATTTACCGTCACCAAATGAATTATTGTTGGTGTATGTTTGATTTCCATGCCAAGTATAAATATATGTTACTTCATCTAAATAATGATAATGTTCATTACCTGCCATTTCCAACATTGGAATTCCGATACCCAAATCGACCGCGGCCTTTAAATACTCACCTTCAAATTTTAAATGTTCATTCTTGATTTTTCTAAATAAAAATGAACGATATGTTCTCATATGTGAAAAGTTCCAAGGTGTTGACCTTGCCTTATCAGGGTTAGCTTTTCCGTATTTCATAGAATTACCGTTATCATCAACCCACTTTGACCCACAAATCCAAATATTAGGGTTCATGTATATTTTATTGATTAATCCTAAAACATGTGAATTACTTAACTTATCATCACCATCAATTTCAACAATAACATCATCCCACTCAATATTAGGGTTGTCTCTAATAACATCAATAAAGTTCTTCGCTTTGTATTTTTTTTGAGTGTTTTTAATTAACACAAATCTATCATCATCACCGATAGCGTTTTTCGCAACCTCATATGAATTATCCGTTGACATATCATCAACGAAATAAGCGACATAATTAGTATAAAATTGTTGTTTAATTGAGTTTACGCAATTCGCAACATATTTTTCAGAATTCCAAAATGTGGATACAATAATTAACTTCATAAAAATAAGTATGTCGTATTTATAAATATATTATCAGACTTATTAATTATAATAAAAAATGTCAGAAAATACATTTATAGTACCACAACCAAGAATATTTCATATTATACCTTGGAATAGTAGTAAAAATATCGGTAAATCATATAACGAATCAATGTCTTTAATTAGAAATAATGATTGGGTATGTTTTTTAGATGGTGATGCGGTTCACACAACTCCGTTTTTTGGTGTTAGGATTGAGGAGGTCATTAAAAATAATCAACAATATTCTATGTTTACTTGCTATACCAATAGGGTTGGGTGTCCTTGGCAAATTGCTCCAAATGTTGATAAAACAACGAATGACCAAAAATATCATCGTGAGTTTGGTGAACAATTATGGGTTAAAAATACTCATAAGGTTGTTGATGTTACAAATAACTCACCATTGAGTGGTGTCCTAATATTAATTAAAAAATCCGCTTGGGGGACTGTTGGTGGTTTCAAGGAAGATAAAATGTTAACAATTGATAATGATATTCATCTTAAATTTAAACAAAATAAACTAAAGGTTGGGTTAATGCAGGGTATTTATGTCCAGCATTGGTATCGGGGTGGTGATATCAACAATAAAAAACATTTGTTGTGAGTAAGTTTTCAGTTATTATCCCAACAATGTGGATTCCGAAAACTTTTTTAGAGTCCATTAATGAATATTTAAAATCTTCATATGTTGATGAAATTATTATAATAGATAATAATCCTAATTTTAGACCAAATTTACCTGAAAATGATAAAATAAAACTAATCACTAAAGGTTATAATATTTTTGTAAATCCCGCATGGAATTGGGGTGTTAAAATATCAAAAAATGAAAATTTAATAATCGCTAATGATGATTTATTTTTTTCCGATGTTGAAACCGTATTACACAACTTAAACAATTGTGATTACGATTTAGTAGGGTTAAATTATAAAAATTTAAACTCAGGTAATGGAGTTTTAATTGAATCAATTAAAGGTGATATGGAATCCGGTTTTGGTTGTTTTTTATTCTTAAAAAAACATAATTATTTTGAAATACCGGAAAGTTTTAAAATATGGTATGGTGATAGAATTTTATTTAACAATAATTCTAAAATAGGGGTAATATCTTTAGATAATGTTAAAATAACCTTATCTGAAACAATTAAATCAAGCAACAATCTTTCAAAAATAACTGAACTTGAGAGAATCGCCTCAAAAACTTTTTTTAAAAAAAAACTATAAAATGAAAGTAAACGTAAATAGAAGAGACGTATTAACGATTTTACAAAAAAATTTGTCCGAAAAGACACCATTCTTATTAACACGATTCGGTGAGGGTGAAATAAGAATGTTTAGGAATGACCACGAAAGTGATTGGATTATTAAAACAATGTTTGGTTACACACCTGACACAGAAACTATGAATATTATTCGAAATAATATGGAAATGGCATTAATAAATTCCGATATAACAGGTTTACCTACATATAAAGATTGTTTAGATGAAGAAAGTGTTTTACAATCACCTATAGACCCTATCTATAAAGAAACCTACCAACGTTTTAGAACTATTTACAAAAAACACACTAAATCTATTGAGGATTTTCAATATTGTGACGTAAATATTCATACTCAATTTAATAGCTCTAACCTTTTTACTAATCTATTACAAGATTTAGATGAATTAATAATAATAACTTGTCGAGATATTGCTCCGTTACTTAAAAATCATTTCAATATAAAAAATATTATTCATTATAAAATACCCCCTGAATTTCGATTTGAAGATAACCCAAATAAAGTTAATTGGAACTTTTTTCCAGAAGTTCATACTAATATTAAAAATCAACTGTTATCTCAAGAAAATAGTGGAAAATTATGTTTATATGGTGCTGGATTAGCAGGAAAAGATTTGGGGTTATATTTTAAACAAAGTGGGGGAGTGGCATTTGATATTGGTAGTATATTCGACTATTGGATTGGTAAACAAACAAGAGGTAAAGGTAAAGGAAGAAATGTATATTTTAAATCCCCATTAATATGAAAATAATTGTATATAGCGTAAATATTGGTGGATATGATGGATTTAGGGAACCAACAATTGTTGACCCCAACATACGATATATTTTATTCACTGATAATAAAAACTACAAATCCAAAATATGGGAAGTTAACCATATTGATTTCGTCAATAAAAAATTGGATAATAGACGAAAATCACGTTTTATTAAAATAAACCCACATTTAGTTTTACCGCCACACGATATTAATATTTGGTTAGACCATTGCTATATTCCAAGATTCCCAAACGCTCAAAAAATGTTATCGGAAATTGGATTTAAGGGTGGTGTTATGTGTTATAAACATAATGAGAGGAAATGTATATATGATGAATCAGTTGTTGTTATAAAGAATAAATTAGACCATTCTGACTTAGTAAAAAAACAAATGGAACAATATATAAATGAAGGTTTTCCTAAAAATTATGGACTATTTGATAGTGGATTTACAATTAGAAAAAACGATGGTGGTGTTATCAAATTTAATGATGTATGGTGGCAACAAATTAATAGTTTTAGTGCTAGAGACCAATTATCTCAGGTATATTCTTCTTGGAAAACAGATATTAGGATTTACCCCATATTAGTAGGTTCCTCAATATACAATAATAAATTTTTAAACCCAAAAATACCTCACCCTAAAAGGTGGGTTGTATAATTTTATCAAACTTATTTGTCAATTAAATAAATTTCATTTATAATTATACAATATGGAAAAAGTTTTAGTATTAAATGCGGATTATACTCCCATAAACGTAACCACAATGGTACGTGGGTTTGTTTTGGTTACAAAAGGTAAGGCTGAAGTGTTAAAATCTTCTAAAACTCCAATTATAACTGAAACTCAAAATTTTGTTAGACCTCTAATTATTAGATTATTGAATTATGTTAAACACAGAATGTCAAATTTAAGAATAAGTAGGTCAAGATTATTTAAACGAGATAACCATCAGTGTGGGTACTGTGGGTCAAAGAAAAATCTGACAATTGACCACATATTACCGAAGTCAAAAGGTGGTGGTAATACATGGACAAACTTGGTAACTTGTTGCTCACCTTGTAATAGAACTAAAGGTGATAGAACTCCTGAACAAGCAAATATGGTTCTATCTATCACACCATACGAACCAAATATTTTTTCAGATATTATCAATCCATCATTAGAATCCATTTGGGACGACTTCAAAAATTCATATTGGTATTAAAAACAAAAGGGTGTTTAAACACCCTTTTGCTAGATTTTGAAATACCCCCTTTCTTTTAGATGGTTTATACACTCTCGGATTTTACTCCGATAGTTTTGTTAGGATAATGCCTTTTCTTTCATTGTTTGACCGGCAATTTCCATTTTATTTTTTACGGTGTCAATACCCGGACATACCAATTTTGAAACCATATCTTCAATCTTTTGTCCAAAACTTGAATCTGTAAACATTTCAACTAGTGAGTTTCTAATGATGTCATACATATATCCTTCCATTCCTTTTTCTTTTTGGATTTTTCTCACAATACCTTCACCGACACCTTTGGCTATAGCATTACTTAAATAATCACATCTAAATATTTTACCATTAACGTAGTCACTAACCGGTATGTTACCTAATGTCGCAATTACAATATTCGCCAAATAACCATCAGTACCGACACCTAATTTTTTAAGGATAAATTGAGCTATTCTTTCTTTAAGGGTATCTAAAATACCGCCAGGTATTTGACCAAAAAGACCTTTTATTATATCCAAAAATTGTTCATTAATTAATGTTTCATTAAAACCTTGTGATTTTAAATAAAATATTTCAGTAATTAAATCATCAACAAGTTTTACTTCTTGTTTTTTTGTTTTTGGTTTTCCTGATTCTGAAATTACGTTAAATCTTGAATTAATTATTTTATATTCTTCGACCAAACTTTTTTTTTTAGATTCGGAAAGTTCATTAAGGTTTTCTCTAATTATTTTTTTAAGTTTTAGATAATTTTCGTTTGTTTCTGCTGGTGACTCAGCGGGGGTATTTGCTGGTGTTACTGATGTCTCAGAGGAGGTACCTGTATTTTTATTAGGTGTTAATGTAAGTGACCATCTTTGATTTTTAGTGTCAGCTTTTAAGGTTTCTAATGTTTTTTTTGTTATACCCAAATCATTAAAATTTTTAACCTCAGAATCACACTTATTTACTGCCGATTTCCAAGTCAGTAGAACAGCGTCATCAATAGGCACATTTTTTTGTTTTGCCACATTATAGTTATTTATAATTTGCCTACATGTTTTTCTATCTGAGTAGTTTCTAGTCTTTACTAATTCGGTTAATTCACGGATTAGTTCGTCGGTTTTAATTGAGTTTAAGTTAGGATTAACTAATATATACGAATCAACAAAATCATTAGGATATTTATCTCTCAAATCAATCTTACTTGCATCCTTATACTTTTCAATTTCGGCAGGATTCAACACACCCCCTAGATTTAACCAACCTGCTTGAGTATATGTATTAATAGCATCTAGTTGTCTGGATTTTTTTTCCTGACGCTGAAAATCAGTTTTTTCAGTATATTTTAAATCCACATCACAGTACCAAAACCCTGAAAATACAAGTTTTCCACTGGCATCTTTTACCGCGATTTTCTTTTCAAAAGTATTTTCACTCTTTTTAATATCATAAAGATATCTAAATTTGCCGGGTGTTTTGGTACTTTCTTGTTCAATCGCGAATGATAATTCAGGATTTGTTGATTGCATTTTAACCACCTTACCATTTGGTGCACAACCTCTATCTATGTATACTGTTAATCTGTCTTTAACGGCATTAGATTGAGCCTCAGTATTTTGTTGTTCTTTAATTATTTTGTTTGTTTTCATATTATATTATTAAGTTTTTTTTTAAAAATCACTATCAGTTGACAAAACGACTTCATCACCTAATTCACTGTCACTGTCAGTCGGTTTATTACCCGAATTATTATCGGGTTGGGGTGTATTACCAATATTAGATTGATTACAAATCGTATTTATTTCATCGGTAGTTACCGATTTTTTACTATGCACCGACATTAATGCAGCCTCAGTTTTAGTCCAAAACTTACCATCAGATACGACACCTAAGCAAGATTGTAGTTTGTGTATTGGTCCATTAACATCAGTTTCAGAACATCCTTTACTAAACGGACCTGCACCACAATCACGATATCTTCCGGATACGTTAGTATTATCAGTTTCAGTGGATGTACCCGTATCAGTATCTTCAGGTGGTGTTTCACCGGGATATAACAAAGCAAATGCCGCAATTGCCAATGCCGTAGCACCTAACGCATATTTACCCTTATTCCTTTTAACATGGTCCATTATTTTTCTCCAACTTATTAGTTGTTTTCCAGCACCACCAATATTACCACCACCACCTCTAACACTGTTAACAACTTGAGAACCTACGGTTTTTGCTCTCTCATTCAACATCTTAACCGCAATCTCATCAGCAATTGCTGGGTCATAACCTTTTCTAACTAAACTATTTTTAATTTGAGCTTTTGTTCCCAGATTAGCATATTTAGGATTATTTGCCGATAATTTAGCCGCTTTATCAGTTAAAACAGTTCTTAATTCTCCTGTGGCCTTTCCTGATTTTAAAAGTCCTTTAGCCACACCGCTAAGTTGAGCCTTGTTTAACGTACCTTTAGCCAACGCTGTTGCTAATTCATCAGCATTTCTAAAACCTACTGTACCGTAAATTCTAGGGTCATCTAATAACTTAAGTCCTGATGTGTATTGTGCTCTTATTGCGGCATTTCTACTTGTTTTTAATCCTTGAATAGCAACTTCATCTGATGTTCCGAACAAAGCTCTAAGTAGTACTTTTGAGGTTTGTTCGGAAATAAGTGATTTAGATTCTAAAACGGGTAATTTCTCCAAATTTTCACTTAACGTAGTATCGTTACTGTAATTCATTAAGAGTCTGGCTCTGTTTATTTCTTCAATAATTATATTTTTCATATTCATTTTTATTTATTTAAAGTTCAAATTCAATATCATCAATCTGAGAACCAATAGCTTTTTGGATTTCAGCCTCGGCAGCTTTAATTTGTTCTGGTGTTACTTCACCACTTTCAATCTTTTCCTGACAACTAAAACCATCAAGACCTAGTGCGGAACATAATGCTGCGGTTATCACAAATGTGCCGGCAGCACTTTTTATTACCTTACCAGTACTTGGAATAGGTTGGGGTGTTTTTTTAGACCATATGTCTTTAACTCCCTGTTTAAAGGTTTTTGGTTGTTGAGCTTGTTTTATTAATTTTTCTCTGGTTGCTTGACCTGGATTTAGATTTTTTTTACCTAACGCCTTTTGTTGTTGTCTCCATGCGTTTAGTAATTTATCGTATTGAGTTTTTTGTGTGGGTGTTAATGATTTAACAGACAAAGATTTTGTACCCCCGACAACAGGTTTACCACCAGCACCAGTAACCATTTCGTCCACCATACCGCCTAATTTTTGTTGTACTCTACCACCCCAAGCTTGTAATGATTTTAAACCTAATTTTTCACCTAACCAAGTTGCGGCTTTTCCAACCGCACTTTGTAAAGTTCCAATACCCGATTTTAACGCATTAAATACTTTAGCAAAAATACCACCTTTTGTTACCGCAGCAGCACCAATTTGAGAGAATGTTTTAATACCCAAAAATGCGGTTTTAACGACCTTACCCAATACCGGTAATATTAAGGCTATACTATCAACAACGATATTCATAATGTCCCAACCTTTACCGGATAACCCTTTATATATGTCCCAAATCAATAATGAGCCAAAAATAATACCATTGGTTACTTGACCAACAACCGGTATTGTTGACACACCAGTTAGTAATGCGGTACCAGCTGCGGTAAAAACCAATTTTCTCATACCTTCCATGATACATTCAACACCACTTTTGACACAATTCCAAGCCGCTGCTATATTATCTTTAACATAATTCCAAACATTTTCCGCCTTTTCTCTACCCCATTGGATAAAACCTTTGTCTTTGATTTGTTTCCCTTGGTCAACAGTCCAATCTTTAACGTTTTTAGCCGTGTCACTGAAAAATTCACCAACTCTATTATACCATTGTTCTAAAATAACAATAAATGAACCCCACGATTCATTAATTCGTTGTTCAACGATTAAATTATCTTCTGATTCATTAATTAATAATAATTTATTACCAAAATTATTTTCCCATTCTTTAATTACTGATATGGGGTTTTTTGGTTGGTATATCTCAACCAAAAAATTTAAAAACTTTCTTGGTTCTGAAGAATACTCAAGTAGTGAAATTTTACCAATTTTATATTTAAAATTTAAATTTTCTTTAATGATATCTAAAGCAATATTTAAATGCTCAAAAGTATATGGTACAAAATTTCGACCATTAAGGTCGTTTTTCTCTAAAGACAACTTTGTAACCCCTTTATCCGTAAAAAGGTATCCCATATTTTCAGATATACCAATTGTTGAATATGTGTTAGGATTTTTCATTATTATATAAATATACTCAATTATAATAAAGTATTTGCTTTTCCTCTTGTTAATCCTGATGACCATACTTTTTGTTCAGGGTTATGGGTTGGACCGAATTTTCTACCACTTGACCATTTTGTTACTGTAGGATATACAGGTTTTGAACCGCCACCTGACGATGGTGCCGCACCAATATCGTCTTGTTCACCCATTTCTCCTTTATCACCTTTTGGGGTAAATTTCTTCATTAAATATATGATATAATTAACATCTGCCTTCATATTTATAAATACATTAATAAAAAAAAAATTACCCTATTTTTCAAATCGGTCTTAAAAAAAATCTGAATTAGGTAAATTGTTGGGGTATATTAAATAATATTCATTTAAAAATGATTTAATCTCGTCTTCTTCGGTCTCAAGATAATCGTCATTGTCAAAAAAATTACCGAACAAATCATCAGTATCTTCATCATCATATAACTCAATCAAGAGGTTTTCGTTAAAATTATCAAAATTATAACCAAAAGATTTAATTTCATCCAATTCTATATTGTCATTTCTAACTTCATCATCACCGTCATTTATTAACCTAAAGGTAACATCTAATGTTTTTGATGATTCATTTATATAATATGACACCAATTCTTTAATTTCCATAATATTTGTATATATCAAAGAAATATCTTAAAAATCAAAAAAAGATGAAAATTAATTATATTTTTTGAATCTGTTGAACATATCCAAAGATTCTTGAATGTTAAAAGCGATTTTACCTTTATCGTCATCATCAAATTTATCACCAAAAACATCCTCTTCCCAATCCTCATCATTATCAAACCCAAGTTCTTCAAAGTCGTTAAACTCAAGTTCTTCAGACTCATCGTCAATTGAAAACAATGTCTCATCTTCCATATTATCAACATCAACAGTTCCGTTTGGTAAATCAAGGGGTCCGTCACCAATCATATCAAGTCTTTCACCTAAACTAACATATTCTTCATCTTCAAAGGTTTCTTCAGATACCACTTCAGAACCTAACATAACATCTTCATTAATTCCCATGTTTTTATATGACATAACCTCACCTCTGTTATTTACGGTAACACCTCCTTTGTCGTTGGCAAAATCTTGGGTATATAAGGGTTGTGTATTTGGTGAAGTATTATTCATTACAAAACCATTATAAAGTTCTTTGTGTTGGTCAAGGATATTATTTCTTTCCTCTTTTGACATTTTGAAAAAATAAGCGTTCATAGTTTTCTTTTACTAATAAATATGTTGATTGGTTAAAATATTTTATTTATCATTAGTTTATGTTTAAAGTAGATATTAATGAATGCGCCGAAGGTGCTGTATTACTAACCGGATTGGAATCGGCAATTGTTGGAATTGTTTTGGAATTTGGTAACGGACCTAGAGTTTTATATTCCAAATCTAAAATTTTAAAAATTCTTGAGGAAAGGGATTTAATGACTCAAAGTGATGCTGAAGAGTTTTTTGATTATAACATATTAGGTCTTTGTGCGGGAGAACAAAATGCCGTTTTTTTAGATTTGGAAATTGAACCTACAAAAGAAGGTGATGATTGGGAGTATATGTTAAAAGGTTAATATGTAGTGTTTAAGTATGTCAATAGAATATATACGCATATATCTTTGAACATTTTCGGGGGTTATCTCAATATCTTTTGACTCTAACGTTTTCATGGTTCCAATTATCATTTTGCTTCTTGCCTCATCCGCCATATCTAAAACTAATTCAAATGCCTCTTCGTTATGAACCGGTTGGTATTTAAAGTCGTGACTAATTCTTTCTGACCCCATATATAGATATGGTGCGGCTGCAAACATATTTGTAATACCAGAATCTCTAACCGCAATTAAATATTTTTTGAGAAATCGTGAATCAAAATATTTAAAAATTTCCGGTTTACTAATTAACTCTTTAAAATTTTCGACATCCATCTCATTAATTTTAGTTCTATTTCTTCTTTTTTCAAAATTATCAAGTAAATCCCACTTATCAACACCTTGAATTATTGCTAGCCGACTACCGTTATCCCAATCAACCTCATATTGTGTATCACCAAATACTTGTGTTTTTTTTGTTACGGTTCCTTTAGTTCCCATAAAAACGGGATTATCATCTTCCATGTGTAATAATATAATTCTATCACCTTTTTTTAAATCCGGACTTATCATTTGTTACAATATTTATATATATAAATATAATTAAAGTATTTATTGTATATGAAAAAAACATTAGTAATTAGCGAATCCCAAAAAAAATTGATTTTATTGGAATCAATTAATGACGAATTTAGTAAAAAAATTAAGGATAGTTATAATTTTGTGGAAAAAATCATCAAAATGACATCAGAACAGATGTCAATTAATTTTGAATTTTTATTAACTTGGGGTGCAACGATAGGTGGATTTGTTGGACCATTAAATGATTTTGTGGCGAATAGACACCCTGAAATCTCAGATGTTGAATTAAGTCTGATTATTACCGGTGTAATTGCAATCTATTATGTTGATAATAAGGAAACTGTAAACAAAATAATTGACCGCATCAAGGAAAAAGGGTTATATAAACCATTTTCATCTGCGGTTGATAAGAGTATTGAACTTAAATCCACCTTTTTGGATTTTATGGGTTCCTTAAATATCACATTACATAAGGTAACCAACATTATGGCTTACGCTTTTGTAATACCTATTATCCCTATGTTGTACGAATTAACGGCTAATGGTTCTGTATCGACAAGAGACGCTAAAGAAATTGCACTAAGATTGGTGACATATGGGACATTAACAGTTTCTGGTATAGTACTTAGGGAACTGATAACAAAAATAATTAAAAGATTTAAAGGTAAGTATTAATATTTACTCACTTTTGTTTTTCGTATTCTAAAACTTTACCGATGACAATCTTAATTTCATTGTCGGTCATTTTATGAATATCTTTGTTATTTTCAAACCATTCTTTTATAACAACCTCCAATGGTTTTTTAGTTAATTTAGATAACCTTTTAAAACCTTTATATTGAGCCGGAATTTCGTGGTCTTGAGTATAATATGGTAAAGATTTTTTAGGTTCCTTGGATTTTTTCTGAAATTCTCCCCGGTATTCCTGAAATCCATGTTCTAACTCATGTGATACTAATACATTTAATTCACCAATTAAATCAGTTAATTGTGATTGGATTTTATTGGGGTTAAATAACACCAATACTTCAATAACCTCTTCCTCAGGGACATAATATCCATTTGTTTTAAACCTATCTATGTTTACATCAACTCTAAGAGTTAATTCCACAGTAAAAGTAAAAGGTAAATTGGTGAAATGGTAGTCATCATTACCATTTGGAAGGTGAAAGAAACCTCTTTTTTTATTTTTTACTTTATTAATAATGTCCTTAACCACCGTTCTTGTCGCAAGTTTACTCATATTGTTCTCATTTATTAAATCATTTTCGTCCTTGTCCTTAAATTTAAGGATAATTTGTAAATTAGTTTCTGTTGCAAATATAATTAAAAAACTTCTAATTTCCTTAATTAAATTGCTCTTAAAGTAATGAAGGTAACTATCTCTCGTATCACTATCAGTAAGATTTTTAACAATACTTTTAAAAAAATCATCATATTTAACAAATTTAACTTCAACAATTAATTTACCATTACTATATTCTAACAATTTAATCTTATATTGGAAGTCAATGAAATAATCAACGTCATATAATAGTTCACCATAGTAACTAAAAACACGGTTTTTAGTTAACTTGTTTATCATATTTAGATGTTTTTCGTCGAACATACGTATAAATACTTTTTTTTATGAAATAATCTATTTATATTTGTGAATATCATTTTGTAAATCACTAATACCAAAAACATAATAAAAAAAAAAATGAAAAAAAAGAAATTTGATTTTAAAGACATTACTATTGTTCCTGAAACTGTATCATCAATCATAAGCCGTAAAGAAATCAATATTTTAACAGAAGAAAATAAATTACCTCTGATGGTTTCACCTATGGATACTGTTGTGAATTATGAGAACCTGTATAAGTTCCATAATAAAGGAATGGTGGTTTGTTTACCAAGAGGCGAATCACAAATTTCTGAAACTTTTTGGTCAATATCACTTGACGATTTTGATATTATCGTTGAAAATGAAATCCTGTTGACCTCAAAACGACCAATTCATATTTTGGTAGATATTGCCAATGGACATATCAAAAAATTACATAATCTGTGTGAAAGATTTATCAAGCAAAATAAAAAAGGTGTTCATAAACTTATGGTGGGTAACATTGCAAATCCTAAAACCTATAAAGTTTTATCTGAAATTGGTGTTGATTATGTTAGAGTTGGTATTGGTGGTGGTTCAGGATGTTTAACATCGGCAAACACCGGAGTTCATTATCCTATGGCATCATTAATTAATGAATGTTTTAAAATTAAGAAAAAAAACAATTATACCACAAAAATAGTTGCTGATGGTGGGTTTAGGAATTATGATGATGTTATCAAGGCATTAGCGTTAGGTGCTGATTATGTTATGTTGGGGGGTATTTTAAATAAAACATTAGAATCTTGTTCTCAAACAAAATTATTTAATTTAATTCCTTTAACTGATGAACATTCAAATTATGTTTGGTATAACCTTAAATTTTTGCGTAAATTCATGTACAAAAACTTTAGAGGTATGAGTACAAAACAGGTTCAGAGGAAATGGGGTAAATTATCTTTAAGAACTTCTGAGGGTATTGTTAAAACTAATAAAGTGGAATATACTCTAGGACAATGGGTTGATAATTTTAGTGATTATTTAAGGTCTGCCATGTCATACACCAATTCACAAAATCTTGAGGAGTTTAAAGATAGTGATATAGTATTCATTACCGAAAATGCGTTAAAACGGTTTAATAAATAATCAAACAAATGTAATTGAGACTTTAAGGTTTCCATTTCCTTTTATTACTCTATGGTATACACCTTCAGGTATTAGATATGATTTACCCACTTCTAATGTTGTGGGTAGTTCATCATCCAATTGAACTTTCCAATTATCAGATTCCAACACCTCGACCATTCTTGATTCCCGGTCTCTATGCCATTTCAGTTCATGTTCATCAATATTTGAATCAAATGTCCTTACTTTGGTGTTTCCGTAATCTTTTTGTTTAAACGGTAGTTCTTTTTTCATATTAATGATTATTTACCAGTACCCACCGTAGGTCTTACCGCCCCATAGGTGTGAGTATCGATTAATTCTACACGCCCAGTATCCTGCGGTCATTCTGTCTTTTTTGTTTTTACAATTATGTCTTGAAGCGAATTTCCTTCTAGCTTCAGGGTTGGATACTTTAGCGGTTAGTCCACCCTTAACATCACCAAAGCTAATTTTTTTAACTTTACCTGTTGATGGGTTTTTAACATACACAACATATTTTTTACCACCACCACTATTCCTCATCGGTTTACCCAACTCTACTTTTCTACCCTGATACTCAGCCTCATTTAAATCTTCAATAACATATGGAACGTCTAATCTAACAATATTACCATTAGATAACTTAACCTTTTTACCAAAATCGGATTCCATTAACCATTTATCCTCAATCCCAACTTGAATTAAATTTTTATCGTATAATTTTCTGGTTTCATTAATTAACTCAAAAAAATTTTCAGAATATGGTCTAAAAACATTATCAGTTACTGATAGACCCTCATCTAAATGAAATTGTAAATTTTTTGATACTTCTGTTTCGGTTATTAAACTTATTGGTGTCATAATTTGTTTTTAATGATAAATATCACTAACTTTGTATTATGAATAAAGAACAAGTGATTTATTGTGAGCGTTGTGGGGATAAATTAAACCCAAAGACCGCAGTATGGTTAGAATTATCATCAACTGATGGTAATTATTATACTGAAATACCACCAGGTCATGATAGTCAAGGTGGTTTTTCTTTTGGTAAAGCTTGTGCAAAAACAGAATTAAATGAAACAAAATCAAGAAATGACAAACGATAAAGTACTATATACTGTGAGAGGATTACCGGGTAGCGGAAAATCAACATTTGCAAAATCCTTAGGTGGTGTCCATTTTGAAGCTGATATGTATTTTGTTGATGAAAACGGAGTATATAACTTTGACCCTACCAAGATAAAAATGGCTCACAATTGGTGTATGATTCAAACCCAAAAAGCGATGGTTGATGGGGAACCGAAGATTGTTGTCTCAAACACTTTTACACAAGAGTGGGAAATGGAAACCTATTTTAAATTAGCTAATGAAAACGGGTATCAGGTTTATTCCATAATTGTCGAGAACAGACATGGGGGTAAAAACACTCACGGAGTTCCTGACGACAAATTACAAATAATGAAGGACAGGTTTCAAATCAAATTGATATGAAAATAATATTAAATTTTATTATATTCATAATAAAAATCATAATCACGATTAAATTCTCATACCTTTTATATATAACATATAAAAAACCCACCAACATCATAATTGATGAACTATTTTGGTGGGTTTGCTTGTTAATTTTTGATATTTGGTTATTATCTAATATTACTCAACCAAAAGAAGAATAACTTATTTGTTATATTTTTGAAGATAGAAATATAGTCCAAAACAAGCTCCCGATAAGCAGTACAAAATTAAATTGGCGTACCATAAACTCCCTGTTATAACATAAAGTTGATATTGAATAATATCGAACCCAAATGGATTGAAAAACATCGCCAACATTAAAAATTTTACGGACAAGTTTTCTACGAAAACTCTTTTCAATATTTTCCCTACATTCATCGTCCATGGAATTGGAATTATAATTTATGTTTTTGTTAAACCTATTTTGGTATAAATATCATAAAAAATGAATAATTGTTAAGATAATGATATTTATTGGGAAAGATTAGTTATATGAGTAAAAAAATTATTGACGAAAGAAAACTTCGTAATCTTATTAAGAAACATATTTTAGAACAAGTTAATATTGAAAACGATTCCGAAAAAAAACAAAGATGTGTTGCGGGGAATATTATACCGTTAAATGACATTGTTGGTCCTTCAGATAGTTTTAATAGTTATGCCAAACATTTATCAAGAAGAGAAGGTGGTATTCATGGTATGACAGACACTTTAGATATGTTAAGAACATTAAGATTACATCCTGATATTAATGATGGTGGCGAACATTTATCTTATAGCTTAATGAACCACTTAAATAAGTTTAGAAATAAAAACTATTTTGATGAAACTAACGGTGGGTGTATGAAAGCTATGGATAAAGTCATTGAACTTTACAAAGAGAATGAGCATGGTGAGGATTTGGTTAAGGATATTGAAAAGGTTTTAAAACATAATGACCCGACACCAAGAGCAAAAGAATATCTTAAAAGATGTCTTGTTTTGATTAAAGAAAAATAATCCTCAATTGAGGACTTTTAGGACCGTTATCGTTTCGGTAACAAAATTAAAGGGGAATTCGCTACTCCCCTTTCTTATTTAATAATTTTTTATTACCTTTGTAAAAAAATAGAGATGGAAACTAATTTTACAAATTCATTTTTTGATAGTTTTAAAAAAATGATGAATAGAAATCGTTGGTATTGGAAACTTTGGGATTTGTTTAGATATGATATCCCAAGATTTTTTCGTAATCTATGGTTGTTCCGTAAAAATTTATGGAACCATACTTGGTATAATGGAGAAGGTTCAATCTTACCATGGGTAAAGACTGCGGTTGATGATATGTGTTGGAGGATTGAAAAAAATGGATATGAGGTTGAAGAAAGTCGAATGAAAAAAGTCACTAAAATGAAAAGACTTTCATATTTAATTGACGTTTGTGTTAATGATAAATTTATTGAGATAGCGGAAAAAGAATTAGGTTTTAAATTGATTTTACATGATTGGGTATTCAAACCTGTTGAGGGAAGAGACGATGCTGTTGAATTGGTGGATATGGATACCCCTGAAGAAAAAGAAACCAACTCAAAGATTTTCAAAAGGTCTTATGAAATTGAAAAAGAATACTGGGAAGAACTAAATTCAATAATTAAAGGTCCCGATTACGATAAAATTAGAGAGTCTGAAGAAGATTTTGATAAATTATATGACGGTTCTGATATTCGCGCTTGGTGGGATTGAAAATTATTCGTATATTTGCAATATGAAAATTACATTAATATCTGATACACATACTAAACACAAACAAATCACAGAAGATTTGATTGGTGGTGACTTACTATTGCACGCTGGTGATATGACAAGCATGGGATATAAACACGAAATCCAACAGTTCCTAAAGTGGTTTAACAAATTGGATAATTATACTCACAAAATTTTTATCGCTGGTAATCACGATTGGGGTTTCCAAGGCAGTCCTATGATGTGTGAAGGACTTTTAGATTTTTATGATAAGGTAACCTATCTTGAAGATATGTTGGAGGTTATTGGGGATAATTATAATAGTTCTGTTAAAGTTTGGGGTAGTCCTTGGCAACCCGAATTCTATAATTGGGCGTTTAATCTTCCACGTAATGGTGAAGAACTCAAAGAAAAGTGGGGTATGATTCCTATGAATACTGATATCCTTATCACTCACGGTCCCGCTTGGGGTTACCTTGATGATGTTGAAGGTCGTAGAGGTGAGCACTTGGGTTGTGAGTTATTGACTGAAAGAATTAAAGTTGTTAAACCTAAAATTCACCTCTGCGGTCACATTCATACCGGATATGGATATATGTTTGATGGTGATACTCACTTTATCAACGCGTCTGTTCTGAATGAGAGGTATAATTACGCGCAAAAACCATTCCACATTGATTGGAACCCAGAAACTAATGATTTAGTGTTCTTATAAACTAACTAACATATCAATTAATTCAGGTTGTGGGAACATATCAAACTTGTCTTTTCTGACATTGGTGTGGTTCCAAATACCCGGTGTTCTCTCAACTAATTTTGGGTTAAATAAATCAAACGCGTCATGACCTCCTATTCTATGAATCTCCTCAACAAGACCCTCTCTAGGGTCTATGTTGTATTTTTCACAACTCTCAATGATTAAAGTTTTAAGTGTTGTGATTTGTTTGTCGGAGTACTTATGCCAAACAGAATAACCTCTAAAAGGTTTAACTAAGGTTACCAACTGAGATGGGTTAGCTTCATTACCAACATAGGTGTAATAACTATTTGGTTTTAAGGCTACCCATGTTTTTTCTTTTTTATAACCACCTTTAGTTAGATAACCAAAATTACACACCTCAACACCGATAGATTCTCTATGCGAGGTATTATCACCTGTCCCTAAATGCCACCCATAACCACCCTCAGGGAAGGCTCTAACTAGTGCACCATCAAATCTCGTATCACCATCATCAATCTTTTGTCCACCTAAAACCCATTCAGTTGCGATTCTACCTCTATCGTCATTTTCCCAAGCGGTAATTACCCTAAATGGGTTATTCCACCCTGCGGTATGATGAAGAAAGAACCATCTTTTATTAACCGGACCTTTAAAATACTCATTACCTGATAATAATTGTGTTTCATAACCCACATCAAAATTATCGTTACCATGTTTTTCAGATATGTCAGTGGTCATAAGACCCATTTTATTCCATGTCTTTGGACCCACAATACCGTCAGGTAATAAACCATTTGTTTTCTGCCATGATTTTACAGATTTTTCGGTTCCAGGACCAAAAATACCATCATCATTTATACCTAGAAATCTCTGTAATTCTTGAACTAATCGACCCGTACTACCTAATTTTAATACCATAATTTTTATTTATAAATATTATGAATATTTGATTTTTTTAACTATATTTACTATATATTTAATGTTATGAAAAAAATAGTACTCACAATCTTAACCTTACTATTACCTTTAATTTGTTTTTCTCAAAATAATAATATTGGGTGGTGGTTTTGGGTCAACAACGATGAATATACCCCCAAAAACATAAAAAATTATTACATTGAGGATAGTTCTGATTATAATATATCGTTATTAAAATCTATTGATTTGTTATTTGATTCTACATTATCAATATCAAAATTTGATGAAAAATCTATAATTTTTTCATTTAAAAATGTTTTTTTCAGTAGAAAGTGGATTATCAGTAAAACAGTACGCACCGATTATGGTGATTTTTGTAATGACTATACTAAGAAAAATCATAAGTCCATCTATGAATTATTCAAAAATATTGGTAATTATTATATAAAGAATAGTGGTGATAAGAGGACTGAGTTATATCTGAATAAAACCCATATTGTTTTTTATGTTAATATAATCTATTCAAATAATGATTCAGAATATATTGAAGTAACATGTAATACAAAGACCAAAATGATTGAGATTAATCGTTTAATAGTTGGTTTTACTGAACCTGATGTAATAAATTTACTTCTAGGTTTAACGATTCAATAATAGATTGTAAAATTGAGATAATTTTCTATTGTTAGACTTATTTGACGCTCTAATTACACTTTCCTTCTTCGATTCCATTCTAACCAATAAACGATTAAAATCTGAATTAGTTTGAGAATAATTCCTTACGTACTCAACCAAATTAGCAACATTTAAACCATTCGGTATATTTTGTTTTGATACATCTTTAATCGCAGTTGGGTGTGAATATGCTTCAATAATACCCGTTTTGTCGTCAGGATTAATTGATACCACACCTACCGGCAATATTGAGAATCCATACACATCAACATTACTAAAAAATATAGGTTCGTATATTGAAAATCTCAATCTCCCTTCTTCACTAATATTTGTGAATACATAATAAAAATTATTATTATCGTTGTTTAAAAATCCTTGGTAACTTTCACCTAATTGATTATAACCACGAATAACCCCATCAACCACACTTCTCCTTAATGGTGCGTTAACACCTCTCTGCTCGTTTAAATGATACATTTCTAAGATATTAATCCTCTCTTCTTCAGTAATATTAACTTTCACCGCAATCAGGTTTAAATATAAATATATCTATTTTTTGTTTTTTTTATATTTAATATCAACTTGATAAGGATTTGTCTTACTAAAATTTGAATCAAACTTCCAAATAGAAATAGTTTCTTCGGATTCATACATCCTCTCCCATTTCTTATGAATTTCTTTTTCGGTTTTTTTACTCATACTACAAAGATACTAATATTATTTAAATATTCATATATCTCACATAAATTGTCAGTTAATTATACAAATCTATGACAATTTGTCATATTTTCTCGTTTGGCATATTTTTTAATGTTGATTACGTAAAATAAATAAACTAAATTTTACAAAAAAAAACTATGGATTTATTCAAGTATTTTAGAAACAACAAAAGATTAGACGAACTAATCAAAGATTTAAACAACGATTTATTGGGGTTAGGTTTTGAACCTTTAATGGGGTTAACCACCTTTAATAATTCTGGGTTTGATGATAAAGGTGAATGGGTTAAATCAACATTTAAATCTGATGATGGCAAGATAATTATGGTGACGGTAACACGTAATCACAATTTTAATGATGAGTTAAGTAATAATGAAACATCATCATCAGATATTAGGTTTTTAGAGAGTGAGCTTGATAAAGCCGTTGAATCTCAAAACTTTGAAAAGGCTGTTAAATTGAGAGATAGAATCCAACATTTAAAATCAAATGAAAAAGTTTTAGAAGTTTTTGAGAAGGAATTAGAAAACGCAATTAAAGAACAAAACTTTGAAAAGTGTATTGACCTTAGGGATAAAATTAAAAGTATAAAAACAAAATAATATGGGAAAAATAATAGGAATTGATTTAGGAACAACTAACTCTTGTGTTGCGGTAATAGAAGGTAAAGAACCTGTAGTTATTGCAAACAGTGAAGGTAAAAGAACCACACCTTCAATAGTAGGATTTGTAGGTTCGGGAGAAAGAAAGATTGGTGACCCAGCTAAGAGACAGGCGGTTACCAATCCTGATAAAACAATTTACTCAATCAAAAGGTTTATGGGTAATAGTTATGATGAATCTAAATCTGAGATTGGTAAAGTAACCTATAAAGTGGTTAATGAAAAAAATAGTCCTAGAGTTAATATTGACGACAGAAATTACTCACCGCAAGAAATTTCAGCAGCCATTCTTCAAAAAATGAAACAAACTGCTGAGGATTATTTGGGTGAAAGTGTTACTGAGGCAGTTATTACGGTTCCTGCTTACTTTAATGACTCTCAGAGACAAGCGACTAAAGAAGCGGGTGAAATCGCTGGTTTAAATGTTCGTAGAATCATTAATGAACCAACTGCTGCTGCCTTAGCGTATGGGTTAGATAAAAAATCTGAAGATTTAAAAATTGTTGTGTTTGATTGCGGTGGAGGTACGCATGATGTTTCTGTACTTGAGTTGGGTGATGGGGTGTTTGAGGTACTATCAACTGATGGAGACACACATTTAGGTGGCGATGATTTTGACAGAGTATTGATTGAGTACTTGGCCGAAGAGTTTAAAAAAGAATACGGTATTAACCTTTTAAATGACTCAATGGCGTTACAACGGCTTAGAGAAGCTGCGGAAAAGGCTAAGATTGAATTATCCTCAACATCACAAACCGAAGTTAACTTACCTTATATCACTGCAGATTCTTCAGGACCTAAACACTTAGTGTCAACAATAAACAGAGCTAAATTTGAACAGTTAACTCAGTCTTTGGTTGAAAGAACAATTAAACCTTGTGAATCTGCTTTGAAAAATGCGGGTTTAAAACCAAGTGACATTGATGAGATTATATTAGTGGGGGGTTCAACGCGTATTCCGGCAATTCAGGATGCGGTTAATAAATTCTTCGGAAAAGAACCTTCAAAAGGAGTTAATCCTGATGAAGTCGTAGCTTTAGGTGCTGCAATTCAAGGAGGTGTCTTGGCTGGTGATGTTAATGATGTTTTGTTATTAGATGTAACACCTTTATCGTTGGGTATTGAAACTATGGGTGGTGTGTTTACTAAACTAATTGAATCTAATACAACTATCCCTACAAAAAAATCTGAAACATTCTCAACCGCTGTTGATAACCAACCTTCAGTAGAGATTCACGTACTTCAAGGAGAAAGAGCAATGGCTAAAGATAATAGAACTATTGGTAGGTTCCATTTGGATGGGTTACCACCATCTATGAGAGGTGTTCCAAAAATTGAAGTTACTTTTGATATTGATGCTAATGGAATAATTAATGTATCGGCAGTTGATAAAGCGACTAACAAGCAGCAATCAATTAGAATTGAGTCTTCTTCGGGTTTGTCCAAAGAAGAAATTGAAAAAATGAAATTGGAGGCCGAACAAAATGCTGAATCTGATAAAAAAATGAAAGATGATGCCGATACTCTAAATTCCGCAGATTCTTTAATATTCCAAATTAATAAATCAATGTCTGATTTTGGTGATAAATTGACTGAAGAACAAAAAACAGATATTGATGCAACGATGAATAAACTTAAAGAAGCTCATTCTCAACGAAATGTTTCCGAGGTTAAAACTTTAATGGAAGAAGTTAACACAAAATTCCAAAAAATAAGTCAGGAATTATACAATTCAACAACAGAAACGAATGAATCAGGTTTTGACGCGTCAGATGTCGAATTTGAAGAAATGAAATAACAGTTTTTATCCTAAAAAATTAAATCCCGATTTATATATCGGGATTTTTTATTTATATTTGCATTATGAAAGTTATTTTTTTAGACAATGATGGGGTAATATGCCTCTCCAATAATTGGGGTAGTAGACATAAGAAACAAAAGAAATGGGGTGGACGTAAGATGTCTATGAATGTACGAGAAATGCCCGTTGAATATCGATTTGATAATTTTGATAAAAAGTCTATCAAAGTGTTAAACGAAATTTTAGAAGAAACAGGTGCCGAAATCGTAGTGTCTTCTGATTGGAGACATCACGCCACTTTGGAAGAATTGGGGGAATATTACCTTTCTCAAGGAATTTTAAAAGCCCCTATCGGGGTAACCAAAACATTGGGAGAATGTGACCAACCTGAAGACTTCCCATGGTCTCGTGAACGGGACTTAGAACAGTCAAGGTCATTAGAGATACTTCAATACCTTAATGACCACCCTGAAATTACAAATTGGGTTGCGATTGATGACTTAAATATGGGTAAATCAGGTAAGTATTACGGTAGTTCGTTTGAACGTGATTGGGGGTTGGATAATTTTGTACATACACCGATATCTAATCAAGGTATTAAACAGTCAGGTATTAAGGAAAAAGTGGTTTCTTTTTTAAAATAAGAACCTCAATTGAGGTTCTTATTCTTCTGTAGTCACATCTTCTTTAAAAAAGTTCGTTAAAAATTTACCAACAACACCAAAAGCGATTGACATTCCAATCATTACTCTTAGTTCCGTAACAGTAAACAACTCTTTTAGTGTATCCCATTGCCAAATACCGCCAATTGCAATAACCGTTGCAACTGCCAATAATGAATCACCAAATTTTCTCCATTTTTTTGGGGTTGGTGTCCAGTAATTTTTAAATTCAGGTTTCTTAATCATATCTATAAATATTTCATTATTTTAGTTTATCTTCCTTGACCCTTATATTTTTTTGGTCTTTGTTCTTTGGGTCCAAATTTTCTTTTTATCTTACCAACACTCTTTTTTCCAAATGATTGTTTCATCGAATTAGATGAAGATGATTTTACTTTAGCCATTTTTAAATATTTTATAAATAAATATCATAATTTGATAAATAAAAAAGGGAAAGTTTTTTTACTTTCCCTTTTTATATATATAGAGTCTCTCCTGATGAGAGTGATAGTAGTGATAAATACAACTTTTTCTAAAAAAGTATTGATTTCGCCTTACACAGATACATTTTTTACTTTTTAAATCGACCTAAAATACCATTCATTTGTTTAAGTAACATATCCATATTTTTAATGGAAGATAAATCCATATTTTTTTGATTTCCTAAACTTTGAATTTTATTCATCATGGTAAATATTTTTTTACCGTATGTTCTCCACCATAAATAAACACCTAAAGACATTAAAACCAAAACAATTGTTAAAACGGTTAATACAATTTCTAAAAACATATTTTTTCTTGTAATTATATTAAAATATTTCAAACAAGTCAAATGGTTTGATTATCATTTTTAATTGGTTATATTTAAAATATGAAACGGTGTCTTGAGGTTTTGATTAATAAGGTTTTCAAAAAAGACTTGGAGTTGATGTTCGGTAAGAATAGTTATGTTATCATTAATTATTGTAAATACAGTACCAATAATTTAAGTTTTGTTGTTGATTGTAAAGTTATGGTATCGGATATTGAATTAACCAAAGACGCGTATCCTTATGGGTTGGTATTCCTTGTTGAGGATTCTTGGAAATTTGTTGGTATTAACAAGAAAGTGACCGTAATTACGTCAATTGATATTATTTAATTCACCAATCAACCCTCTTTTTTTGTATTCGTAATATATTCTTTCAACAATCACTGATTTATCGTTAATGGTTGTTTTCTTTAAATGATTATTTACATCATTATAAAACGTCTCAAAAACACCATGTTGATGTGCGGACCAATATATTTCTTCAACTAAATCTTCATTTGTCATAGGGTGTGCGATAATGTGTTATATAAATATAATGTAAATTAAATGTTAAATCAATTAAGGTTGATTATTAAATAAAAATTAATTAACTTTGTAAAAAAAAATATTATGAGACAAATTAAAATCGGTGACACAGTAACAGTTCACTACACAGGAAAACTAGAGGATGGAACAATCTTTGATTCCTCATTATCAGAGGGGAGACAACCTTTGGAATCAGTATTGGGTAACAATATGTTAATAAAAGGTTTTGAAAATGGTTTAATTGGTTTATCTGAAGGTGATAAACAGACTTTAGAGATTGAACCATCAGAAGGGTATGGTGAGTATCAAGAAGGAATGATAAATGAAATACCTAAGGCTCAAGTACCTGAAAATGTTAAAGTAGGTGAAATGCTTCAAGGTATGACACAAATGGGACCAATTAATGTTAAAATTATTGAAGTTAAAGAAGAGACCGTTGTGATTGATGCTAATCACCCATTGGCAGGTAAAAAACTAATTTTTGAAGTTGAAGTTTTAAGTGTAAAATAATAAAAAATGAAAAACCTTTTAAATAAATTCTCAAGTAAAGTTAAACAGGTATTGAAGGTAGTATTTCTATATTCAATTATTTTGTCCTCCGCGGTTGCCGCTTTTTTTATCGGTATTTACTATCAAAGGGTTAATACGGTAACAAAAAAACACGAAATAACTAAAATTTTAAAACATGAAGTTGTTTTGGCCGTAGATGAAAACAATAACTTAATTGTTATTCAAAAATCAACAGGTGATTATACCATTTTTCAAGATTCTGTTGGTAAACATATTTTTAATATGTACGCTAATAGTGTTTGGAACCAAAATACCAAAAAATCAGAGTAATTATGAAAACAAAGAACGTATTTTTATTTTCGGTGTTAATAATATCAACCATGATTATTGGTGGATATTACATTGAAAAGGATTACGTTCTTAAAACTGATAAGTATATTGATGGAACGGGTGTGGAAACATCACTACCCGTCCCATTATTAATGTACGAAATAATTGAGGAACTTACCTCTAAATACAACATACCAAAACACATCGCATATAATGTGGCTTTTAAGGAAACCAGATATGAAGGACCTTTTGATTGGAATTATAACCCTTATTTAACATCTATTGCCGGAGCTGAAGGACCTATGCAAATAATGCCGTCAACGGCAAACCGTATTAGTAAAAAAAATATAGACAGGGACGAACTTAGGACTAATTTAAAACTTAATGTTGAAATAAGTATGAAATTATTACGAAGACTATATGATAAATATGGTAATTGGTCTTTAGTTTGTGGTTACTATAACACAGGTAAACCAATCGTCAATGATTATGCGTATTTTTGTGCCAACAATACTAATTATACGAAAAATTGGGTTTCTCCAAGATAATTCACTCGTACATTTTAGGTTCTTTTTTCGGATTTTCTTTTTCGTAGGTTTTAACTAACGCACCAGCCTTTGAGTTAGCCTCGTTTTCATTTTTACCACCAATATTGGGACCCATTTCCCTGTTTAAAACACTAAATTGGTGTTCATGTACCCACTCATGAGCTAAAGTCCTGCAAATATCACGATTCATCCTGTTTTTACTTAAAACCTTAATTACTTTATTATTTCTACTACCCGTAGACATTTTACCCATTTTTTGACCTAAAAATAAAACAGTGATATCCTCATTTAATGGTATTTCTTTCTGTAAAAACTTAATGAAATTGTTAAAAAACTTATGGTCTTTACTTGATATACCGGAATTAATGTGTTTTACTGTTACTTTCATATTTATAAATATGTTTAAATGAAAAATAAGATATTTATTTAAAAAGTGATTATGTATAAAAAATTATTAATAAATGAATCTGAAAAAAACCATATAAAAAAACTATACGGTTTATCCGAAGAACAATCTTCAGATAATTCATTCTTTATGGATATGATAAAACAAGTCACAGACTATGCGGCGAATAAAACACCACAGAGTAAATCGCTTTATGATACAACTAGTGAAGATTCAAAAGAGGTTGATTTAAGTAAAGTGTCGGCAAAAGGGCAAGAACTATTAAATAACCCATTATTCAAGAAAAAACTTAAAGAAATCTCAAAGGAAATTAATGTTGGTGAAAATTCAATACTTAAATTAATGAAACATGAATCAGGATTTGACCCCAGTGTAAAAAATAATATTGGTTGTGTGGGGTTAATACAGTTTTGTCCTGATAGAAAAAGAGGTAGTACTAAAACAATCGCAGGTAAAACATATTCGTTAGAAGAGTTAAGGAATAATCTAGAACTTCAGATGAACGCTATAAAAGAATTTTGGCTTTCGGGATATAACAAAGGTAAAATTAAATCACCAAAAGATTTGTATATCTATAATTTTTTCCCGGTTGCTGCGGGTAGAGAAAATAGTTTTGTTTTACAAACAAATGGGTTATCCTCAAAAAAAATTGCAAAGGCTAACCCTATTTTTAATAAAACATTAGGCAGACCAATAGATACCCCTTTAACTGTTGGTGACTTAGACAATTATTATAGAAAAACCGGAATGATATAATTAGTTAGTTGTACAATTAACAAATTCAAAATTAGTTCCCGTCTTTTTCCAAACAATAAAAACCAATTCCATTTTACTTAAATCCCAATTTGGGTTATAAGATAGTACTTTTGACCAATGATAAACCTGACCTGAGGGTAGATTTGTAAATATTTCTTCACCAAACGCACCTGTGTTAGTTGGAGAACTCGCTAAGACATGGTGGTGGATGTGGGGATTTTGTGTACTACCATTCTGAGAAGATTGAATCTCCTTATATAGAAATAACGTAGACATTGTATATGAACCATTCAAATCATCAAATGATTTAATATAGACATTCACATTTAATTTACCTGAATTTTTACCCGCACCTTGTGTAATATGGGTACCGATGGATAGTTTAGGTAATCCTGAGTTTTTAGTTACAATCTGACCGTTTATACCTGAAGCTCCTGTTCCTACAAAATTATCATTAACAAAAAAGTTTGGTGTGCCAGTATACTGCCACTTCGTAGAGAATTCATCCACCAAAGGACCGTTTTCAGGTGTTGTTAGATTATCACTAACCTGTAGGGATATCGCTAACGCTCTTCCTTTATTTGTGTTGTAAATACTTTCAAATGTAGAAACACCCCAACCTCCACAAGGACCACACCATGTGGCGGTAAACTTACCGAATATTGAGTTTTGTAAACTATCAACATAAACACAAGAGCCATCATTGATAACCGCGTTAGGGTTATAATTAACAGATTTTGGGTCGATACACCCTTTTATCTGTGAACCGTCATCAACCAATAGTGTTGATTCTTGACAACTAAAAAGTATAAGAGATAATAGTAATATAATATTTTTCATATGGTTTTATTTATAAATATAATGTTTATTTGTTATTTTATCAATTGAAGAAGAATATAACTTAATTTATACCCGGTGAACGCACCCAAAGCTGATGGTATGGGGAACACAATTAATTTTCCGAAGTCTGTCACATATTTTGGTCGATTAACAATTCTACCAACAAAATAATAGTGTGTTATGTAACCCAATAAAACCGCGATATCAACTCTGGTTGTAATAAAAACCACCAAAACGGAACTCAAAAAACCAAAAATGAAATTATCTCGTATTCCTTCCCAAACCTCCATCGGTGACGCGTTCCTCCATTCCCTAACAATTTTGTAATATTTATAATGTTTTTTCTTCATAATAATGTTCTTATGTTTTTATAATCTCAAGGAGGATACCCGCGGAACCTGAGGATATTCTATACGTATTGGTTCGGTTATCATTAATGAAACCATAATTATTGAATTTAAATAGGGTTATATCCTCACCGTTATAATACCCGTTAATTGTGTTGGTCGCGTAATCAATATGGGGGTCTTTAATTAAGTTTTGTTTCCAGGGTGAAGTGAAATCAGGTTCAAATTCTTCTGGCGTTATATGGATAATCATATTATTTGAGTTTAACAACCACCTAATCCAGGCCAAGGCTCAAGAGGGGGGAAAAGTTCTAATTGGTCTTCGTTAAATATATGTAGAAGTCCGTAGTCATCCATTTCACCAACCACTCTAACGTTACCCTCAACGGTCTCAAAAACAGAGACAATTATACATGGGAATTTATAACCTTTGGGTTTATACGCTTTGTCACCTATTTTAAATTTTGTTTGTTTTTTCATATTTATTATTTTCCTTTATTTCAAATATATCGTTATGATATATAATATAAGTATTATTCTCAACAAAGTCACCACAATTTAAATAATGAATATTATCAATATATTTATCTGATGGTGTGTGTATATGTCCACATATAACACCACGACAATTTCTTTTTTTTGATTGATAAACTAGTTGACTCTCAAAGTCAGTTATAAACTTGACCGCGTCTTTAACCTTATTTTTTAACCACTTACTTAATGATTTTTTATATCCTAATTTTTTAATAAACCTATCTATGGTTATCGCGACTTCATATCCGATTGAACCTAACATACCTAACCACTTTAACGACACAACTCCGTCATATACATCACCATGGACGATATAATACCCGTTCCAAATATAATCATCAACGATTTGAATATTATCAGAATATGATAATGGTGTATAATTACGAAGAAATTCGTCATGATTACCGGTGATATAAACAACCTTGGTACCGTTTTTACTATAGGATAATATCTTACGAATAACGTTAGTAAAATCTTGATTCCAATAATGACGTTTTTTTAATAACCAACCATCAATAAAATCACCAACAATAAATAAGTATTCAGGGTCATATTCTTTTAATACCTCAAGTAGGTGTTTGGGATTAGACCCACGGCTACCCAAATGGATATCAGATATGAATAACGCGTTAATTTTCATCTATATCAAAATCATCTTCATCTTCAAGACCATCAGTTAAAGTAACATCCCAATCTGAGATATCATCATTGTGTTCTATTAGTTCTGTTGCGATGCTTTTCCATTGACTCAACCATTCCTCGTAAGTTAATGTTGAATGTGGGTTTTCCTTTAGGTAGTTTTGGTAGTGGGTTTCTAATGTTGACATGGATTATTTTATTGGTGTAATGTTTATTTTAATTTAATCTTTATATCTGTAATTGTCAAATTTTGTTGATTTTAATCTATTTTTCATTGTGGATGTTGGTATACCAATTTCCCTTGCGGCAAAGCTTAAACTTTCATATTCAACACCATCAACGATAACTTTTCTCATATTTCCAGGTTTATTACCTTTAAGTGTTTCTGATATTTTTCTTTTATGTTCTTTACTTTTTGGTTTTGAATTTATTTTGCTTAATAATTTTCTAACTTTTTCAGTATGTGTTTTACCTTTGAATGGATTATTTTCTTTTCTAATTTTAGATAATCGTTTTTTCATCTCATCTGTCCAAAAATTACCCACCTTTCCTTTGTTTTTAATACTAATTTTTTTTCTAGTTTCATCAGATACAATTCGACCTATCGCCCTTTTTCTAATCTTATCTTTAGTTTCATCACTATGTTTTTTACCGTAATTTGGATTTTTATCCCCAACAAATTTACCCTTTAATGATTTAGATATTTTTTCTTTAGTTTCTTTTGAAATTATCTTACCAACAAATTTACCTTTATTTGACTCACTTATTTTTTTTCCTATTTCAAACTTTCTTGGGTTGTTTGATATCGTATCTCCACCATCACCACCTAATGAAATATTATAACCTTCATTTACAGCATTTAATTCTCTAATCCAGAATTTCTCTCGGTCATTTAGATGCTCTAAAGTTTCACAAATATCAAGTATCTCTTTTTTAAAATTTTCTATTCCGTACTTTTGAATCGCCAATTTCAACCTTTTACCCGAACCATAATAGTTCGGATTATTATGTACATCTTTACCCACATAAAATTTTTGATTAATTAAATTCGTTGTCTTATAAATAATCATATGGTATTACCTACTTACCATATATGTATCAGTAAATTTGTAAAAATCCTAAATTGCTATCTCTAATTTTGAATTTAGTTTGGTTATACCCTCAAGACCAATCAACACAAAATCATCAATAACATAATCATAAAAGTTTTTATTTTCTTTCAATACTAATTTTGGTTGAGTGTTAAGTGGTTTTTTATTTATTAACTCGGAAACCGCTTCAAAGTGTCTATCATAAATATGTAAGTTCTGGACTAAATGACAAAATTTACCGACTTTATAATTACAATGTTCAGCAACCATCATTAGTAACGCAGAATACTGAACCTTATTTATGTAACCAGCAGTTAAATAATCGGAAGAACGCTGAATTAAAGTCATATCTAACATCATATCATCACCAACCTTTCTAACAGACCATATTGTTTCATACGCACAAGGATATAAACCAATAGTTTCCTTCAGGTCAGTGTATTGATACATATTGACTATATGTCTTCTACTGAAAGGGTCTTTCATTAACCCACCAATTAATCCATCCATTAAAGCGTATTTACCTACTGTGGAACCGTATCTTTGACCAATAGTATCGTCACCAATATTCCATTCTTCCCACCAATTAATTCCCATTTCACGAGCAACTTCAAGAGATGACGTTTGTTTTTGATAAATCCAAAGTATTTCCTTAATACCTGTTTTTATTGCTGTATTTCTTAGTGTAGGGATGGGGAACTCGTCTTTAGATAAATCATACTCTTCAAATACTTGAGTTATGAATCTAGAGTAAGCCGGCTCCCCATCAGGGTATTTCGGTCTTGGGTTTTCGTCCCAAGAACCACCATCCATTATTTTACTAATATTTTCTAAATAGTATTTATCGGCTTTGTTCATAATTTAATTTCTAAACCAATTAATCATTCCATCATAAAAAACACTTCCGTGATTTATATCACCGAACTCTCGGTGTTCATTAAAATGTTCTTTATCTAAGTCTTCCATTTCTTTATCATCATCCTTATAAACTCTATTTTTTGGTTGTATATTTGTCTTTCTCTTTTCTAACTCATCCCACCATTCATCAGATGTTAGGTATGAATAATCAGGATTAATTTTGATTTCTCCAGGTTCATACCCCAATAAGATAGTTGCTGGTAATCCATAATACCAAATTTTTCTCCCTATTTCTTCTTCAGGATTAATAAAATTAAACGGATGTTCAATCATATCATTAATTTTGGTACTTGCCTCTGCTAAAGCACCTTCTAAATCTCTATAATGAAATTTATAAACAGGTTTACCGTTTGCGGTTATTTTACAAATTCCTCCATTTCTAATACCCCATTCATCCCATTTATATTTAGTTGAATTATATTGTTGATAGTCTACTCCCCAACAGATTCTATGGACACCATTATCAATATAAGGTACCAACTCTCTAATATTATCACCAAATTCAGTCCCATAGTTAGAATAATCTAACCACCAGGTATCAGGACAACCGTTACTTTTTCCTAAGTTATGTTCATACCCCTCAATAGAGTAAACGTAATACATTTCATCTTTAATTTGAATTTCAAAAAGTTTCCTAACATTTGATTCTCCAAATTTTTCTTTAGCTTGTTTTAAGGTAAGTTCGTTATTCATAGTTTCATCCCCAAATAATTGATTTGTATTTCTTTTCTATAGCATGGTGGAGAGCATTCGATACTTCCATTTTATTCCCAAGGGCTTCATTTACACATTCTGCTGCAAATCTTTTAGCAACATCTTCCGCATACATTCTCATTAATTCCGTCACACTGACATCCTCTTTAAAATACCTGAGGAACTCCTCAGCAGTTTTTAATTGATATATTCTCATATTTATTATTCTTTATCATAGTAATTCCAAACTTCTTCTAGTTGTGATGGGTCAACAACAAATGATTCCCAATCATCCTTGGATACTTCAACATCTTTAACATCGATATAAAATGTTTTTGGTGTAAATGGAAATGATTTAATATACCCTCTTTTACCCACCATCTTACTTCTGTCACCTGACTTATAATCTTCTTCGGATAACCAAGCCATTCCACTCCAACAAATACCCTTTTGGTCTCTTTTAACAATAGCATCAATGTAATATGGTTTTCCATCTTCCCCATCCTTAAATAAAGCTGAACATCGTTTATTTTGGTACCATGGCACACCATCACCCAAATCTCTCACATCACCCCATTCTTCATCCTTTCCTGTAATTGGTTGTA